ATGTTCGGGTCGCATCCAACTATCCGACAGGTTCGTCGTCGTCACCACCCACACGCTTCTCGGTAGCCGATACACAAACAAAGGTAAACAACGACCTCCAGGTTGACGGCCAGACCCGCGTACAAAACGGCACCAAAGCAAAGCCTGCCTACTCGTTTGCTAGCGACCCTGACACGGGCATGTACCGCCCCAAGGTTAACGCCATAGAGCTATCAGGCGGCGGCGCTCGGATGATGCTCCTAGCCAATGGTGCCAACGAGGGCGAGGGCATCGGCGCATACATCCCCATGATCCTCAAGAGGGCAACGGCGAACCCCGCCAACCTCTACTGCACGACGGACACGGGGAACCTCCGCTACCGCAATGCTCGTAGCCAGTTCTTGAAGAAGGTGGAGGACAAGGCCGGAACCTTTGCCGCTCCCTCTTCCATTCTTGAGCTAGAACCAATGCGCTACACGTCGCTTCATGAGGGCGACGACCCGAACGAGATCCATCTAGGGTTTAGTGCTGAGGCAGTAGCGGCTATAGACCCCGGCCTAGTTAGCTACGGACCCGTAGAAGGGTGCGAGTGCCCCCCGAACGAAGAGAGCCCCGATACACCTTGCGAGTGTGAACAGGCTCCTTTGGATGTCCGTTATGACCGTCTGACCGTTCAGCTTCTCGGCGTAGCGCAACGGCAACGCACCGAGATCGCCACGCTGGCGGCTACTGTGGAGGCGCTGACCGCCCGCCTCGAACGGATGGAGAACCAGTGAGTCAGTACCGGCTCGAGGATCTAGTCGCCGAGCGTGATTTTCGTCAGTGTGCATCGGATTCGTCAGTGCCGCAGGAGCGGTTTGACGCTTTCATGCATTTCTGCCGCAGTTACGCCCATATTCGCCACCCCGACCCAAACCGTGGTCGCATCCTGTTTGAGCCCTTTGAGGCGCAGCAGGAGGCGGCGATGCAGTGGTTGTGCAATCGCTGGTCGATCAACCTGAAAGCGCGACAGATCGGGTTCTCCACCCTTGTCGCCGTGTTCGCCGGCTGGGACGCAGCGTTTCACCGGGACAAGCCGATCCTGATGCTGTCGCGTACCGAGCGGGAGGCGATCAAGCTGCTGTCCAAGACGAAGTACGTCTTGCAGCATCTGCCTCCGTACGTCAAGGAGCGCCTCGGTCCTGTCCGCATGACACAGACGAAGATCGAGTTTTCCAACGGGTCGTACGTTGAGTCGCTGCCGTCGGCATCCGATCCCGCTCGAGGTGAGTCGGCGTCGCTAATCATCTGTGACGAGATGGCGTTCATCCCGAACCAGGCTGAAGCGTGGGCGGCTATTGAGCCGGTGGCGCAGGTCGGTGGCCGAGTCATCATGCTTTCCACGGCCTACGGCGAGGGCAATACGTTCCACGATTTATGGGCCGGAGCGCAGGCGGGCTCAAACCGATTCGCACCATTGTTCTTCCCGTGGTCGGCTGCGGCTGATCGCGACGAGGAGTGGTACGAGCAGCAGAGGCGCGACTTGCCGGAATGGCAGCTCGCCCAAGAGTATCCAAGCAACCCTGAGGAGGCATTCCTCAAGTCGGGCATGCCGGTGTTTGACCTTGATGTGCTACGCAAAGTTGCTGTCAGTAAGCCGCAGTGGGTTGGCAACATCGTTGAAGGCAAGGCGGTGGAGTTCCCGCAGGGAGATCTTTGCGTTTGGTCGCCGGCCGAGGCGGGGGGTCGCTATGTGGTCGGCTGCGACGTGGCTGTCGGCTTGGAGCACGGAGACTTTTCGGCGGCGCATGTCATTGACGTACGGAACGGCAAGGTGGTCGCCCGCTACAAAGGGAAGATGGACCCTGACCTGCTTGGTGAGAAGTTTCTGCCGGTCCTGGGCCGGATGTACGGGAACGCCTTGATCGGGGTCGAGTCAAACAACCACGGCCTCACGACCTTGAAGTACCTTCAGCGCTCCGGCTATCACCCGATCTACTACGACCGGAATCAGAAGACGAAGAAGGTCCGCAAAACAGAGTCGCTGGGTTTCCGAACGACCCAGTCAACAAAACCGCTCATCATTGACAAACTGAATCAAGCTATTCGTGACGGGCTGGCAGTGAGCGACAAGCACACCCTGCAGGAGCTGAAGACGTTTGTGCGGGACGGGAACGGGAAGATGGGTGGCTCTCCGCATGACGACTTGGTGATGTCTTTGGCGATAGCAAACCACATGCGGTCTTTCGCTTTCTCGCCTGAGTTTGTGGTTGAGGATGTTCCTGATCCTTACTCTTTTGCCGGGTGGGAGCGGCGGCTGTACGGGCAGGATTTCCAGCAACTGATCGCCGCACCAAAAAGCGGACAGCGAGCTCCAAGACCGAAAATTGGAACAAATTACGTCAGACGAGGTTAGGTGGTCGGGAATTAACTCGGCGGCGGGGGTCGCATGGTAGAGTTTTCCACCGTACCCCCCCACTTAGAAGGGATTTGCTATGGCAACTCGCATTGAATCAAAGTCGCGGCCAACCAAGCGTCCGATCATGGAGGGGACCGGCTCCGGCGACAGCTTCGTCCGAACCGCCGGCAAGCCGCACCGCTTCGACCCTCGCGGCTACACGATCTTCGAAGGGGTTCCCGCCCCGGTGATCGCCGCTGTGAGCGGTGCGAGCGCTCCAGAGCCGGAGCCGGAGCCAGAGCCGGAGTCCGAGGGGAGTCCGTGACCAATGCGGGAATGCACTGATTGCAGTCGGGCTCACGACCGCGACGGCGAGCAGTGCTTTCGCTGCCACTGCCAAGGGATCAGGTTTGGTTTTTCCGGCCCGGTGCGGGCAGGAAAGTCTGATTGGAATACGACAGCGAACGACTACAAGATTGAGCATTTTGGAACGTCGGACGACAAGAAGCTTGCGGAACGCGGCATTGTTAAAGCCGCTGATTATGGATGGTGACTCGGATGGCGAAGAAACCTACACAGAAGCAACTTCTTGATCGCGCTCGCAGCGAGGTGCATCGGTCGAAGAAGTGGCGACAGTCAGAGAACTACGACCCTCGCTGGCGCTCGTTTGTTGACCTGTATCACGGTAAGCACTGGAGTTCCGAAGGGGGAACCGACCAGCTTGTCGTCAATGTCGTTTTTTCGACAATCAACGTGATGGCTCCGGCCGTGGCGATGAACAACCCGCGATTTGTGGTGAATGCTCGCAACATCGAGTCCGTTGATAGGGCCGGCGTTGTTGGCGAGGTGCTGAACTACACCTGGCAGCGAAACGACTTCCAAGAAGAGTTCCGGCTTGCCGTGCTTGATTTCTTGTTGATGGGTCACGGGTGGGTGAAGGTCGGCTATCAGGTGGCGAAGGAAGTCGCCGAGCAGGTGGTGTCTGACGACGACGTGAGCGTCGATGGTGAGATCGGTGTAAGCGACCTTGAGTCGGGGACTGAATCAAGCCAGATTGTTCGCAAGGGCGAGTCTCGCTGCGTCATGGAGCGGGTGAGTCCGTTCAACATGATGATTGACCCTGACGCTCGGCATCTGCGGGAGGCTCGCTGGATTGCTCAACGCGTCTGGCGCCCGGTCGCTGACGTGAAGATTGACGACCGCTACTCTGAGACTCAGAGAGCGAAGGTGACTGGGTCGCATTATTCGCCGTGGGATTCCCGAGAAGGCGATGCTCGAGGTGGGGAAGGCAAGGACGAGCCCGACAGCGGCGACCGCTCCTATGTTGAGGTCATTGAGTTCTACGACATCAAAGCGAACACGGTGGGCACGTTTGCCCTTGGTGTGGACGCCGGCAACAGGGGCAGCGGCGGGCCGGATGATGGTTGGTTGATCAAGCCGAGCGACATCAGCTACTCGTTTGGTCATCCGTTTGTGATGATCCGCAACTACGAGGTTCCCGACCAGATGTACCCGATGGGCGACGTGGAGCAGATCGAGTCGCTTCAGTTGGAGCTCAACGAAACGCGCACGCAGATGCTGAACTTCCGAAAGAAGTACCGTCGGGGGTACGCCTACGAGAAAGGCACCCTTGACGAGGAGGGGGTCCAGGCACTGCAGTCGGAAGAGGACAACGTGATTGTCCCCGTCCTAGAAGAGAACGACCCCGGCAAAGTGATTGCTGCCCTGCCGGTGCAGGGCACGCCGCCGGAGTTCTTTGATCAGTCGGCCATGATCATGGGCGACATGGATCTGATTTCTGGTGTGTCGGACTACGCCAGAGGTAACCCGCAGCAAAATATCCGCCGTTCAGCGACCGAAGCGGCCATGATTCAGGATGCCGCCAACGCTCGCGCTCAGGATCGTTTGGTGCGTGTGGAGTCTGCCCTCGCCGAGTGCGGTGACCGGATTGTCTCAATGTTGCAGCAGTTCATGACCGGCGAGCAGGCGGCGCGCATCACTGGATTGCCGATTCAGGCGTGGGTGAACTATGACAAGGATTATTTGCAGGGCGATTTCGACTTCCAGGTTGTTGGCGGCTCGACCGAACCACGGAACGAGTCGTTCCGACGGATGTCGGCACAGCAGCTTGCCGATATGTCAATGCCGTTTGTTGACATGGGCGTCGCCAACCCTGTGGCTCTCTATATGAAGTTGTTGGCCGACGGCTTTGGTGAGCGCGAGGTGCAGAAGTTTATCACGCCGGAGGCTATGGAGTCTGGAGGAGCACCTCCTCCACCAGAGCCTCCGCAGCCGCCAATGCCGCCAGAGGCGATGCCGCCAATGCCGCCAGAGGCGATGCCGCCGATGCCGCCGGTCGGCATGGGTCCAGAGGAGATGGGGATGGTGCAGCCGCCGCCTGACCCGGCGCTCGGTCCAGGTCCGGTGCCAATCGATCCAGAACTGATAGCAGCTTTGGCCGCGATGACCGAAGGTTCTTCGGGGCCGATCCCGCCAGACATGATTTCGGTCCCACCAATGTGACAGTAGACACACTTTCCAGTGTAGTCTTTTAGGCGTGACTAACCCAGAGGCGTCCCAAGAAGCAGAGATCCCCACCCCCGTTGATGACGGACAAGGCGGCGGCGTTGAAGCGACCACAATAGAACCCGAAAGCATCGAGGCCACTGACGAGCCAGCGGCGGAAGTCGAGTACATCAACCCTGAAGATTTGCAGGGAAAGATGCACAAGATCACCGTCGATGGTCAAGAGGTCGAGGTGTCGTTCGAAGAGCTCACACAGGGGTACAACAGTAATCGTGCCGCCACTCAGAAGTTCCAAGAAGCAGCGAAAGCCCGTCAAGAGGCGGAGCGAGCTGTCGGGATTGAGCAGGCACTCAAAGTTAACCCCGTAGCGACGATCACAGCGCTAGCCGCCGAGGCTGGACAGAGCGTCCAAGAGTTCTTTCTTAGTATAGTCAGGAGTGTAAACTACCTCTTCAGTATAGCCTATCTCTATGACTTCTTCTGCTTTCTTTTGGTTCTTACGGAATCTTTCTATGTGCATGACTTCAGCAATGCGCTGATCAACCTGTTGCATGTATGCTGTGATCTGTCTGATCATGGCTTCTGATGGTCTGCCATCTATGAGCATCTTCTGTAAACGGTTAGTCTCCTCATGAAGCTCTGTGAGACTCATTGCTTCTATCTTTATGTCGTACATATTAGCTCAGTAATATCTTTCCCAGTGCACATAGTTCTGCACTCTTAAATCTTAGCACCAAGACCTTTTTCATGTAACGCTTGTTGCTGGTTGTATCATTGTTGTCCATGGTGGCGTCCTGTTTCATCTCTGCTCGGACTTGCCATTCAAACAGAGCCTTCATGTGTGGCTCCAACTTCTCAT